GAACGTCGAACAAGGAAGCCTTGTTGTAAACGCTCTGGATACCACAAAGCACGATGTCCTCTTTGGTCGCGTACCGCCGAAGTCCTGCCGAGTATTCCCCGACAGGAATCGAGATCAGTTTGCGCACCTTGTCAGCGTTCTGCGAAATCAGTTCCTTCCGATGCTGAAGAACCAGAACACGACCGCCAAAGTCCGTAATGGCGCGTCGTGCTAGTTCTGCAATTACGAGGCTCTTGCCCGACCCTGTAGGCAAGCAAACAATCGGATTGCCTGCTTGCGTGCAAAGGTGGTTGTAGACAGCCTCGACAGCCTCTTGCTGATACCAACGCAGTTCCATTTTGCTACCAAGGTGCCTTGCTAGTGGTAGTTGCAGAAACAGTCTCACCCGCCGCCACAACAGGACCAGCCGAGCGAGGCTTAAACGACTTGATTCGATTTTCCATCTCGCCGCTGTAGTCGCTTTTCTTTGTCGTCAACGAAATGCGAAAAGTCTTGTTGTGCAGCTCGCTCGAATCGTTCGGAGTCAACACGTTCACCGCACGACAGATTGCCGACAGGGTTCCTTTGGCAATCGTCACCGCTGTATCGTTCTTGTTGACTAGGTTCAACTTCTCGAACAGCTTGCGGTTCTGATACTGTCCACCAACAATTTGAATCTCCAGATTCAAGTATTGGCCGGTACCGTCCTTCGTCGCCTTCATCTCGCTGTTGACAATGCAAGCCTCGTAATCACCAGCAGGAATCACGCCGAAATCGTTGGGCTCCACTTTGCTTGCATCAAATCCAGATAAATTTGCCATCTCTAATTAACTCCAAAACTAAAAGGGGGAATCACTCAAATCGACAGGCTCAGCAACCGCGATGGCTTCGCCTTTACTTGTTCCGTTCTTGACGACGCCTGCGATGTTGCCAGCAGGCTTTTCTTGCGTTGACGCAGGAACAGCGACCGTTTGCTTCGAAACGATTGGCAGATACTTTTGCAAGTCTGCGAAGCTGGAAATCTCATCTACCATCCCAAGACGGTTCTTCGCTTCGACGGTTGCCGACTTGTTGCAGACGATGACTCGCTCTTTGCCACCGATGGCAATGGATCGCTTGTTACCGAATCCTTCGTCCATCTGTCGTGTCAGCGTGCGATACCGAACAAACAGCACCTCGTCGCACCATTCGGTGACGCAACCGCTTCCTTTGATGTGGAGGGCAGGCTTCCAATAGTTGTACGAGTCGCCATCTGGATTCGTGAACTTCTCGATTTGCTCGTGGCAGGTAAACACAATGTGCCTTCCTTGCTGCCAAAGATACGACAGCCCGTCGAACAGCGATTTCCACTGCTGTTCGACTGCTTGGTAGCCTTTGCCAAACCCGATGTCGTCAATCGTCTTTTTGCCTGCCTTCTGAGCTACGTCGGCAAAGATCAGCTTTTCCAACCAGTCAACCGTATCGATCACGATTGTCTCGTAGTCCGTCTCGCTGGCACCAATCATGCAACCCATGAAGTCGGTGATCGACCGAATCACTTCGGTTGAGTCAACGTCCAGATCGCCAATACCGTCCTCGATGTTGAGAAACAGAGGCTTCGGAAACTTCGCCGCGAGCGAGGACTTTCCAACTCCGTTTTCGCCATAGATCAGAATGCGACGTGCGCGATTCCTTTTTCCCTTGTTGATATGCAACACAATCAAACCCCTAAAAACAAAACCTACAAACAAACCCCAAAGGCAAGAGCGAGAATCGAACTCGCTCGAAAACCGTTTTGCCTGTTAAGCTGATAGCTTTCGCTTGCGTTTCTTCTTCGCCTTATCACTCGCTTCCTTCCGCAAATCCATCTGCTCTTTCGCAAATAAGGACAGCAACGATTGCTCTTCAAGACTTGCAAGCATCGGTTCATCGTCTGGATGGGACAACTTTTCGCCACGCAACAAACGCTCTTCTAGTACTTTCAACTTCTCAATCGAGCCAGGTTTCGCTTCCGTTGGCACTGGGTCGCGATTCGGTTCGAAGTCGATGTCGTTACCTTTCGAAAGTATGTAGCCAAAGGAACTGTCGTCGTCGATCTTTGCACCCGCCGCGTAGATCAACTTTGCTTGTTCGCGTTTAATAAATTTGCAATGTATGACCTTATGCATTTGCAGCCTCCCTTTCTCTGACAGACTGAAGAAACTCGCTTCTTGTTAGCATTCGCAAGTCAACACAGTTTCCGTACTGAAAGCCTTCTATCTCTTCCATGATTTCCCCGACTACCAACTCAGGATGTTCAGTGGCTCTTTCGAAAAAAAGCGTCACCGAGTCATCGAAGTAGCCTCGGATGCGAGCTTCCGAATACGGGTTGCTGTAGAACCCGTGAAGACTTGGGGCACAGCCCGTGCGCTTACTCATAATCACCTTGACATAAACGATTCTTTTCACTTGCCTTTTTCCCTTCTCTCATCAGCTTCCTTGACTTCGCTTCTCAAGATCGGCACCGACGGGTGCGCGTGAAAAGCCAGTCTTACTTTGTTACCTTTGATAGAAACGATCTCAACGCAAACATCGTTTCCCACCCAGACACGTTCGCCGCTTTTGCGACCTAATACTAAAGCCATCCTTGCATCTCCTTAGAAAACATCCGTTGTAAAATCCCCATCCATGAAGCCAGCCCTATTTGTTCCATCGAATAGTCGATTCCGTCCGCTGGTTGCGTCCGTGTGTTAAGCAGGGATCAATCCCTTGTTTCGTTGCTCTCGCTTAGCAAGAAGCGGTCGCAAGTCGTGGTCGTCACTTTCAAGCACCATTTGCAAACGATCTTCGAGTCGTTCGCAAAGTTCTTTGGCAGTTCCAAAGTTGCTTAGGTTCACGCTGTTGAACTCACCACCATCGACCATCTGATAGTCCGAGCAATCGACCGTAAAAAGCCCGTGACGGTTACAGTAGATTTCCCAATAACAAACGGCATCAGGTTCGCTTTCGTAAAAGCTGATTGCTTGCCACTTGAGCTGATCGACTTCGCCTGAATCGTCGATTGGGACGAATTGGAATGTTAGTACGCTACTCATCGTGCCACCATCTCCCCAGCTTCGTTGCGAACCATACCGTTAAGGATGCCTTCGACCCAGCGCGAGTAGTTGTCGTGGATAAACTCGTCGTCTGCCAATCGCATGACAAGAAGCTTTTCTCGATGTTCAGCAAAGAAGACTCGATACAAATTGTGACCAAGTATGAAATCAATCACGTTCTCATCGAAGCCATCAAACTTGACGCGATTGCCGCCAAACTTAGCGACAATCAAATTTACGATTTCGTGCGTGTTCATATGCTTACCGCTCCTGTTAATCCAATGCTACTAACAGTGCCGTAGCCGTAGCCGTTGCCGTTGCCGTAGCCGTAGCCGTAGCCGTTGCCGTTGCCGTAGCCGTAGCCGTAGCCGTTGCCGTAGCCGTTGCCGTTGCCGTTGCCGTAGCCGTAGCCGTTGCCGTTGCCGTCGCCGTAGCCGTAGCCGTCGCCGTTGCCGTTGCCGTTGCCGTAGCAGATTGGCTTAAAGGTAGTTTTCATTAGATCCCCCAGTCTGCATCAACAGGGACGCAAAACACTTCTGCCGACTGTGGTATCTCAACTGGTCGCGTCATTGCTTTTAGTGTGACCTTGCTAGACTTAGGATCAGCGACCATTCCGCCAAATCCAATAGACTCCCACCGAAAAACATGCACTGCGCGCGTTAAGTAGATTCGCCCGTTCTCACGCCAAATATCACCAGCGAAGATCCAGCCGCGATCAACAACCACAATGGCTCGCTCGCACTTCGGATAATTTGCTTTTTCTACAAACTCAACGCCATCAACAACAATCGTCTTCATGAAAATAAATCCTTAAATAGTTGGTAATTCAAAGAACTTCGCCAAGTCAGTCGTAAAGTGATCCAGCACAATGTCCAAACTCATCTGCACCCGTGCTGCCAAGTACGACAGCTCAACCTTGGCGAACTTGCGCCCGTCAACGCTTCTCACACACACAACCAAAGCATGCGAGTCATCGACCAGCAGATACCGCTGACCGTGCAGCAAGTCGTCTTTGGCGACCTCAATTAGCGATTGAGACGCCCGTTCCAAAATGACCATAGATAATTCCTTTTCTAATTAGTTGACTTCCATAAGATCAAACAACGAACCTTGATTCGTGTCTGCTAACGATGTGCTTGCTTTTTCCAGATTCCTGCATGCCTGAGCGTAGTATTCAGGCTTCAGTTCGCACCCGTAAAACCGTCTCGGATCAAGGATTCGTTTGCCTGTTTTCGGTGACTTGCCACCAAGCGAAACGTAACCCTCTGATCCAATACCAGTGAACGGACTGAACACCAATTCACCTGGATCGGAATAAAGCAGTACGCATCGACGAATCACTTCCAACTGCAATGGGCAGATGTGCTTCGTGTCCTCATCGCTTTTAGCTGCTGCTGTGTTCAGCGTGTCCGTTTCGTGAATATCGCTCCAGCATCCTTCTGCCCAGTCGATCCATTCGTTGCGGCTGACTTGTCCTTTTGTGTCGATCTTCTTTTCGTTGACTCCAGGCTTGCGAAACTTGATTAAGTAGTCCTGCAATGTTCCGCGTTGTGCTGCCCTGTCGTTTTCCAGTCCACTGAACTGCAGCTCTCTTGATCGTGTTCGAATGGCCTGAGCTTGTGGATTCTTCCTTACGCTCCAGTCGTATTCGTAAGTCAATCCAGCACGTTCACCAAGTCGAATGTTCATTCCTCGAAAGTCGCACAAACCAACGCCACCGGATCGCTTCATGCGTGGTATCTGGCAAACGTGGACGATAGCCGCCCTTCCTGGTTTCAGAACCCTTGCGAGTCCTTTAAAGAAGAACGACAGATGAATTCGAGCTTCAGCACCAACGCTATCGACGTTGCCAACATCCGATACCGAATCGGTGTAAGCGTATAACGAAGGGAACGGTGGACTGAATACGGCAAAGTCTATGCATGACTCTGGCATGTCTTGAAGCATGTGAGGGATGCAGTCCCCGTGATGAATGTCCCATTGCTTATCGTTGAAAACTGGCATGACCTATCTCCTTAAAAAGTTGCATTTGTTCGTTCGTGTCTGACTCAACCCTGCTAGCTTTTGCTAGCACGTTTTCCACAAATGGAACCTCTAGCTCAGTCACCGGAATGTGAACGTTCAAAGGCTTAGTCGATCCAATTCGATTCGACCGCTTCACCCCTTGATAGAATTCCTCGTAGCTGTCTTTTAACCCGCTCCAAACCTGCCTTGTGCATACTTGCAGATTAAGACCGAACCCTAAAATTTTTCCTTTCGAAATTAGGATTTTGACTTCGCCGCTCTTAAACTGATCGATGTACAACTGGCGTTTGGCTTCTGGAGTGTCGCCACTGATCGAAACCGCTTCTGGAAATGTCTTTTCCATCTGCTCTTGTTCGTCGTTGTAGTGGCACCAAATTATTGTCGATTCGTCAGCCATCCAGCTTTCGACTTGCTTCCGAATAAATCCATTCTTGTTCGATGCGATGCCGTTCTTGCCTTTAGCGATCTGAGACAGCTTGCCGCGAGTACCGATTCCACCCAGCGAAGTTGTCAGCAGGTCGCCCGTTAGCTGTTGCGCCGCTGTCCGTTGCTCGTCCGTCAGTTCGATATGATCGACATGGACGATGATTGGTGGAGTCACTCCGACATTATCCTTCCATCCGTACACCGCCGGATTCGTCAAGAAGATCGACCAATCAGCAAGCGACCGATAGAAAGGTTTCAAAGCATGAGGCTTTAGTTCCCATCTGTTTTGCGTCTCACCGCGATTGATAAAGTACGTTGCCAGGAACTCGTTGACGGTCTTTGCTCTGTCGAGAAACACAGCATGGTTTGCAAACTCGATTCGGTCGTTTGGAGCTGGCGTGCCTGTTGCGCACAACTTCCATTCAAGGCCGCGACCAAGTTCGATCAATCGAGTACCCCAGGCACCGTAATGGCTTTTGAGCATCGAGGATTCGTCCAGGATCAACGCAGTTAAATTGCCTTGCGTAAGTCCTTCTCTGATAGCTTCGTAGTTAGTGACTCCAATCGCTGAACCTTTCGAGTCTAGCCACGATTGCAAGTCAGCCGCAACTACTCGTCCAATGTTCATTGACTTGTAAAACTTCGACGCCTCTTCAACAGTCTGCTTACAAACCATCAAGGGCGACACAATCAAAACCTTACCGCCGCATTGCTTCAGAGCGTGTTTTGCATACTCCAAAAGCATCAACGTCTTGCCGAGTCCACAGTCTGCAAAGATTGCAAACTTGCGCTTCTGAATTGCAGTCCGTGCAATGTCTCTTTGGTAGTCAAACGCTTCCTTGATCGGTCGATATGTCGTTTGGACAGCCTCAACTGGCAAACCAAATTGAGCCGCGTACTCATCAGGCACAATCGCAGCATTGCCGCGAAAGTGGTAAACGGGTGACTTGCGAAGCTGCAAAAATTGCGAATAGCTCTCGGCTGAGCTTGAGTTAAAAGTTAGTTGCATTCTTGATCAGCCTTGATCAAGACATCACAAGCAACCAAGTAACGCAACGCAACTTGATTTCCTTGATACGACCGAAGCCTTGACTTTGCCAGTTCGGCGTTGTCACGCAAAGACTTTGGCGTTGTGAATCCAAGCAATTCGCATGCTCGTGAATAGTCCATAAAAATAATTCCGATCTGATGCAATCCGTGACCAAATCTTGGCCTGCACCTAAGTTCCCAAAAATTGTTAGCAACGCTGCCAACTGCCCCATGCCTGAACTGTATCGACATGCAAACTATTTTGCAATAGTAGTTCTCAAAGATTTTCCAAAATCGGGGTTTCCAGCCTTCTTTTTCCAGGCTTTTTTAATTGCGTTGACCTGCGGTTTGGTTAGTAAAATGCAGTTTCCAAACCGTCTCGTGTAGCCAAGTCTAGCGGAC